AAGAATAGAGATTATGCTGGCAATCATGGAACAGAACCATTTGCTAATTTTACTAGATGTGAGGCGATGGGTATATGTGACACTGAACATGGGTTTATGGTTCGCATCACCGACAAGATGAGTCGTTTGTCGTCATTCCTTGACTCCGGTAAGATGCATGTTGAAGATGAGAGTTTCAAGGATACAATTATTGATGTAATTAATTACATGGTTCTCCTTGCAGCATATACCAAGGAGAAGGATGATAATCAAGACGTAAGTAAAACTTCACCCGAGGACTGGTCGATTCAAACTGAACGAGGTCTCTATTGCAAGGATACCTGATATGGGTTTCTACACTAATGTTTCGCTGAGAGGGAACAAAGTTCTCTATCGCGGATTCCGAAAAGGTGAGCGGGTACAGGAGAGTGTGGACTACAATCCCACTCTCTTTGTCCCGTCCACAGAACCAACTAAATTTAAAACACTGGATGGTAATTGGGTCGAACCATTTCGTCCGGGGTCAATCCGAGATTGTCGAGATTTCATTAAGCAGTACGAAGGCGTTTCTGGTTTTGAGATCTATGGCAACAGCGATTATGTCTATCAATTCATTGGCGACCTTTTCAAAGAGGAAGTTGAGTATGACCCTTCGCTTGTTCGGATTGCTTACCTAGATATTGAGACGACATGTGAAAGAGGTTTCCCTGATGTTTCTAATCCAATTGAGCAAGTTACTGTTATTACCATTCGTGTATGTGGCGAAACTCATGTTTTTGGTCTTGGGGATTATACTATTGATGATACTGATGCCCATTGTCACCATTTTACTGATGAGTCAGATCTTCTTCGACAGTTTACACAAATTTGGAAAGACCTTGACCCAGACATCGTAACTGGATGGAACGTCAAGTTCTTCGACATTGCATATCTTTATTCTAGAATGCGTGAACTTATCGGAGAGAAAGAAGCAAACAAACTTTCTCCGTGGGGTTATGTTCGTGAACACACTGTCCGAACCCTGCATGGCGAGAAACTCGCCTTTGACTTGACAGGTATTGCTACTCTAGATTATCTTGATCTGTATCAGACTTTCACTTATACCAATCAAGAATCATACAAACTAGATCACATCGCCTCAGTTGAACTTGGTGAAAGTAAGTTGTCGTATGATGAATACGATAGTATTTCAGATTTCTACAAGAAGGACTTTCCTAAGTTTGTTCAGTACAACTATCAAGATACTATACTAATCGAGAAACTCGAAGAGAAGATGAAACTCTTGGAACTCGCTCTTGCCTTAGCATACACTGCAAAGGTGAATCTTGTTGATGTCTTCTCTCAGGTTCGTACATGGGACCAGATCATTTACCATCATCTGCGATCTGAAGGAACCGTTATCCCACTGAAGAAGCACGGTTCTAAGAGTGAACAATATGCCGGTGCGTATGTTAAAGAACCAATTACAGGGATGCATGACTGGGTTCTGTCCTTTGACTTGAACAGTCTATATCCCCACCTCATCATGCAATACAATATCAGTCCCGAAACGAAAGTTGATCCGGGCGAGGATTCGTTTGGCATCGGGGTGGATAATATTCTAAAGACATCACCAGAAACATATCATGCAGGATGCCATGAAAAACTTGAGAAGTTCAAGTCGATGGGTTATTCTGTTGCGGCGAGTGGAACTTGCTACCGAAAGGATGTTCAAGGATTCCTTCCTGCACTGATGGAAAAGATGTACAAAGAACGTAAGTTGTACAAGAAGAAGATGATTGATTGTCAGAAGCGTCAGCAGGCGGGTGAGTCTGGTTTGGAAAATCAGATTGCCAAGTACAATAACTTTCAGTTGGTTCGTAAGATTCAGTTAAACTCTGCTTATGGTGCTATCGGTAATCAATGGTTCCGATACTACGATGTTGACCTAGCGACTTCGATCACACTTTCGGGACAGTTAGCAATCAGGTGGATTGCTGATAAATTGAATGAGTTTTTAAACAAGACAGTTGGTACTAATGATTATGATTATGTTGTGGCATCTGATACAGATAGTGTCTATTTGCGTTGTGGGAATCTTGTGGATAAAGTATGTGGGGGTAAGTCCAAGTCGGAGGTGGTTACATTCCTCGACAAAGCAGCAGAAGAAATAATTCTTCCGTTCATCAAGAAGCAGTATGATACACTAGCAGAAATGACCAATGCGTATGAAAACAAAATGGTCATGGAGCGAGAGTGTATTGCAGACAAAGCGATCTGGACTGCCAAGAAAAGATACATGATGAATGTCCACGACTCAGAGGGAATTCGATACACCGAACCCAAAATGAAAATCATGGGCATTGAGACAACACGATCCTCGACCCCACAGATCGTGAGAGAAAAACTAAAGAAGGCGATTAATATGATCATGACCGGAACGGAAGATGAACTCATTGAATTTGTCAGTGACTTCCGATCTGAATTCATGAAACTACCTGTGGAAAATGTTGCTTTCCCTCGAAGTTGTAACAATATGAAAAAGTATCGAGACGGAACTAGTATTTGGAAAAAATCTACTCCCATTGCCGTGAAGGGTGCGTTGGTATACAACCACTTTATCAAGGAGATGGGTATAGAATCAAAGTACGTCTCGATTCAGGAGGGCGATAAGATTAAATTCGTAAACCTCAAGGATGAAAATCCTTTTGGATGTAACGTAGTTTCATTCTCCTCGTCCGCCCCCAAGGAATTTGAACTAGAAAAGTATGCTAATTATAAAAAACAATTTGAGTCCTCTTTTATTGATCCTTTATCAGTGATATTGTCTCATACAGATTGGCATTACGAAAGAAAGGCAGTGTTATTTTGACTTCTAAACTATTAGAACTTGACGAACGAGATATAGATGCTATAATTGATCTCGCAGATGATGAGATCAACCTGTTAAATGTTAAAATTGCAGAAGCAGTTAAAGACTCATATTGCAGATACGAAACAATGGAAAAACTAAGCAATCGACGAAATGGATTGATTGCTCTAATTGATTTGCTAAAGGATAATACATAATGAATATTCATGATTTGGTTAAGGCGACGGGAAACGAACACGCAGGTATTGCGGAGGAAGGACTAGTTTCAGATGTTAGATCTTTTATTAATACTGGGTCTTATTGCTTCAATGCACTATTATCTGGAAGTCTTTACGGTGGTCTGCCGGATAACAAGATCACGGCGTTGGCAGGAGAGTCCGCTACTGGCAAGACTTTCTTCGCCCTTGGAATTGTCCATAAGTTTCTTAGTGACAATCCTAATGCTAACGTGTTATATTTTGACACTGAATATGCTATTACCTCAGACATGGTTCGAGAACGAGGGATTGACCCAAAGCGTATTGCCATCATTCCTGTCGGAACCGTAGAAGAGTTTCGTCATCAAGTGCTTTCAGTTGTCAATTCTTATGGTGAGCAAAAGAAATCTGAAAAGAAACCATTGCTTATTGTACTGGATTCATTGGGCATGTTGTCTACGCTGAAAGAAGTAACAGATACAGCGGATGGCAAGACAACGCGAGACATGACCCGTGCCCAAATTGTAAAATCTACTTTCCGAACCCTAACGCTGAAGTTGGGTCAAGTGGGAATTCCAATGATTCTTACAAACCACACATATGATGTTATTGGTTCCATGTTCCCCCAAAAGGAAATGGGTGGAGGTTCTGGTCTTAAGTATGCAGCATCCACTATCATCTATCTTTCAAAGAAGAAGGTAAAGGAAGGAACAGATGTGATTGGTAACATCGTTCACTGTAAACTTTACAAGTCGCGTATCACCAAAGAAAATTCTATGGTCGATGTCATGTTGAATTATGATACGGGACTCCATCCGTATTACGGTCTTGTAGATCTTGCAGTAGAAAATGAGATCTTTGAAAAGTTGGGTACTCGTATCCAAGTTGCCGATGGGACCAAAGTTTACGAAAAGCAAATTTATCGTGATCCTGAAAAGTATTTTACTGAAGAGGTCATGAATAAGATCGAAGCGTGTGTTGGTAAGAAATTCAAGTATGGATCTTCCATCGAAGAGGAAACAGATGACACCGAACTACCAGATAGTTGAGGGTCGAGATACTGGTGCAACTGCCGTTCAACTTCTTGATTCTGAATATGAAGGAATTATTATTAAGTTTGGCAAAGTTGGTATCCACGAAGTAGACGATCATGCAGAACTAGCATTCGATTACGATCTTATTAAAGGTGAACTTCCTGAAGATTCTTCTAGACTTGAGGAGACACTTGGTGATATACTAGTAGACATTCTCGAAAACCGATTGGACGAAGCGGAGTTTCTTACCGATGCAAACGACTGAAAAGATTATTCTCAGAAACCTCATGCGTGATGAAGATTTTTCACGCAGAGTCATCCCCTTCTTGAAAGATGATTATTTCAAGACCAGATCAGACAAGACTGTCTTTGATATGATTCGAGAACACATCTCGAAGTATAATGCACTCCCAACATCTGATATTCTAATGATTGGTATCGATGAGAAGTCAAATCTCAGCGAACAGGATTATAAGAATTGTGTTGCATTGATCGAAGATCTCGGAGAAGATAAAGAAGCAGTTGATCCAGAATGGTTGCTTGATAAGACAGAAGACTTTTGTAAAGATCGAGCAATCTACAATGCAATCTTAGAATCAATTGAAATCATTGATGGTAAGTCCAAGACAAAGACAAAGAATTGTCTTCCAGAAATTCTATCAGACGCACTTGCTGTTTCGTTCGATGAACACATTGGTCACGATTATGAGGGTGATGCGGACGACCGTTTTGATTTCTATCACAGAGTAGAATCAAAAATGCCTTTCGATCTGGAGTTCTTCAACTTGATCACCAATGGTGGTGTTCCAAACAAAACATTGAATATCATTCTTGCTGGTACTGGTGTGGGTAAGTCACTATACATGTGTCACCATGCCGCTTCCTGCTATGCCGCAAACAAAAATGTTCTATACATTACATGTGAGATGGCAGAAGAGCGAATCGCAGAACGTATCGATGCTAATCTTATGGACATTACTCTTGATGAATTGAAGATTCTTCCTAAAGGATCTTATGAAAAGAAGATCGGTCGCGTAACAGAAAATATCCAATCCAAAATGATTGTGAAAGAGTATCCAACAGCGACTGCAAATGTTCAACACTTCCGTATTCTTCTTGAAGAATTGAAATTGAAAAAGAACTTTGTTCCAGATGTCATCTTCATTGACTACCTAAATATCTGTGCATCCAGTCGGTACAAGGCAGGAAGCAACGTGAACTCGTATACAGTAATTAAGGCAATCGCAGAGGAGTTGCGTGGACTTGCAGTAGAAAAGAATGTTCCTATCTTTTCTGCGACCCAAACAAACAGAACAGGGTTTAACAGCAGCGATGTTGGTCTCGAAGACACATCAGAATCTTTCGGTCTTCCGGCAACCGCTGACTTCATGTTCGCATTAATTACTACAGAAGAACTAGAAGAACAAGGACAACTACTTGTAAAGCAACTGAAGAATCGTTATAATGATGTCTTCGCAAACAAGAAGTTTGTAGTGGGAATCAACAGAGGGAAGATGAAACTTTTTGATGTTGATAACTCAGAAGTGAATCTACTAGGAAGCAACCAAGGCGAAACAGATATGACCGCTGGTGTTGGATTTGATGGTAGAAATTTTGATGAAAAGTTTAAGTCTAACTCAGACAAAATAAGGCAATTAAAGGTACTATGAATAACAACTATAAGAAACCATATCAGAAGCGAGAGTTTCCCAAGAGGAAACCAGAACGAATGAGTCGTGAGTGGCAAGAAGAATACCGTCTATGGTATGAAAACACAAAGCGTGACCACTGGAATCGAAAGTTCCGTGAACTAAACAAGAAAAACCGTAGAACCAGAAACAGCAGATGACAGTTTACGTTGATAAGAAATTTGTTGAGTTTGTTTCAAGTTCACTCGACAAGTTCTCTTGGAAAAAAGATAACCTTGCAAACTGTAGGTGTCCACTCTGTGGAGACTCACAGAAGAACAAGAACAAGTGCAGAGGATTCTTCTATGAGCGAGAGGGTTCCTATTATTACAAGTGTCACAACTGTTCTGCATCTCTCTCGCTTTATTCTTTCTTGGAGCAACATGCTCCTGCGTTGAAGACGGAATATCAATTAGAGCGGTATCGTGAGAAGACGGAAAGGAAACCGAGACCACGACCCGTAAAAATTAAGTCAACAGGTGTAGAAGAAATGTTTAAGAAGAAATATAAGGAAGTTGTAGATACTAGGTGGTTGACTCCCATATCTGAACTAGATGAAAGTCACGCTGCCCGTCAGTTTGTAACAAATCGGAAAATACCAAAGGATAAGTATGATCTTCTGTACTATTGTAGTAACTTCGGTTCTTTTACCAAGCAACTGACTGGGCAAACAAATCTCTATGGTGGTGGAGAAGATAGACTGGTTCTCCCCTTCTTTAATAAAGAAGGAACGATGGTTGCTGCACAAGGTCGAGCATTGGCGATGCAGTCGGTTCATGGTAATGTTGATGACAACAGACAGACACGAAAAACAAGGGAACTTCTTCGATACATTACCATCAAGTCTACCGATGCACCAGACAAACTTTGGTTTGGTCAGTGGCGAGTAAATCCTAAGAAAAAGGTTTACATTGTAGAAGGACCAATCGATAGTTTGTTTATCAAGAACTGTATCGCTATGGTTGGTGCTTCTGGTGTCGATAATGTTCCTCCCCACCTAAGCAATACTGAAGGTGTCTACATTCTAGACAACGAACCGAGAAACAAAGAAATTTACAATCTAAATGTAAAACTAATTGATCGCGGGAAAAATGTTTGTATTTGGCCGAGTGATCTACAACAAAAAGATCCAAATGATATGATCATGGCAGGGTACAGTAAACGAGAAATTAAAAAGATTATCGATGAGCATACTTGTAGCGGACTGGTCGCCAAGCATCGATTGAACGAGTGGAGTAGACTATGAGAGTTTTAGACAGAGGAAGTGTTACACTTATTGATCACATGGGCAGCGACCTAACTGTGTGTAATGCTGCAAGAGTTTCTTTTAACAGTGAAAGTGAATGGTGTGAGGATATAGAGGCAGTTACTCGTCTTGCCGAATCTGGATCACAATATTACAAAGAAGATGTACAATGTTTGTGTCCGAAAGATGAAAAACTTATTCGATATCTTGCGAAGCACCAACACTGGACCCCTTTCGCACATCCGCAGATTACACTGAGAATCAAAGCACCTATCTCTATTCGTACTCAATTCTTTAAGCACAAGCAGGGATTTGTCGAAAACGAAATCTCTAGAAGATATGTTTCATTTGAACCCGAGTTCTATGAACCAAAGTGGAGAGGGAAACCAACAAATGGTGCAAAACAGGGAAGTGAGGACTTTATTTCTGTTGACAACGAAACCGATATGGGTTATACTAATGCTCTTCGACTATGTTTGTACAACTACAATGAGTTACTCCGAAATGGTGTAGCACCAGAACAAGCACGATTTGTTCTCCCACAAGGAATGTACACGGAATGGTACTGGACGGGATCTCTTGCTGCGTATGCAAGATTCTACAAGCAACGGATTGACGAACATGCACAGTGGGAAATACGAGAGTATGCAGAGGCAATTGCAAAACTTATCTCTCCCCTCTTTAAATTCTCATGGAAAGAATTGACTACATAAAGTATCCCCAAAGGAAATTTGTTATGAAAAAACTACCAACACTATATCAAGACTTCATCCATTTGTCCCGCTACTCACGCTGGTTACCAGAAGAGAATCGTCGAGAGACATGGGAAGAAACCGTAAGTAGATACTTTGACTTCTTCGAGGACCATCTATCCACGAAGCATGACTACAAAGTTTCTACTAAGCAAAGAAAAGAATTAGAAGAAGCAGTTCTCAACCTAGAGATCATGCCATCCATG